CCCTTCCTGCTGCGGCTGGGCCTGAGCCTTCTGCGCTTGAGCAAAAAACCCTTCAATTTCTTTGCGAAGCTTGCGCGCCCCATTCATATCAATACTTTCCATACCCTTAAGAAGGCCTTCAATGCGTTCCATGATTCGCTGCACACCCTCTGGTGGAAGTTGGCGTCCTGTTCCCGATTCTTTCTGCACATACTGCATCAGCACACCGAGACGTGTCTGGTAATCTTGTCCTTGCTGAACGCGAAGCGGAGATCCTATAAGCATAGCTGGAATGCCGCGCATCTCGTCCTCGGACTGGTCTTGCATCTTCTCGTTCGGATCTTTAAACACGCGCTTGATGAGCGAAGGGTCATCCAGTTCGAGGATAGACTTGTCGAGTTCCGCTTGGTCAATCCAAGGTGATTGAGCAAAGATTTGTTTCCGTTGCACAGCTTTCTGCATCAGGAACTGTTTGCTCACCTGATCAATGCCGCCCTTGGGTTCAAGGAAGTATTCGTCGTGCAAAGCTTCCGGGTCAATCTCCATCGAGTCTTGCAGATAACGGAACTGCAAATCTTTCTTGTCATACTGGAGATACAATCCCCAAGCCTGCTTGTAGAGTTCGCCTAACGCGATGCGAAACAGTCGCGCCCGAAGGTCGCCTGTCTGGGCAGTCTGAGCGTTGATGGCCTCGATTTCCGTGGCCGTACGGCGATTGGATGTGTTGACTACCTGTCCCATACCGTAATCGGGATTACCGATACGTTGCTCTGCCACTTGACGAACGCTGGTCATCTCTTGGTCAAAAGAGATTGGAGGTTGCGGGGATTGGACTGGGGCAACACCAAAAGGGAGAATCTGTCCGGGCATCATCCGAATGTTTGTGCTGTTCGGAATGTCGCGTTCAGCGCGGAACATCGGCTTGTTAAACAACGCCATTGCATCGTGCTTATGATTCCACGTATTGCACAAGCTCATCTCGTAGGGGGCAAGAATCTCGCACACACCGCGAGGAGAATACCAACCCTTGTCCTTAACCTCGTAGCAATAGTCAGCAAAAGGAACCTTACCGTGGTCGTAGGGAAGCTCCATCGGATCGCGCAAGTCTGTGTCAGGATCGTTAGGGCTGTAGGTTGAAACAGTCCACTTCATCCCCTGCCGCTCGTACACTTCCCACACGATAATCTTTTCACCTTCAGTATCGTGAGTGATACCTTCGCGGGTCTGCTTGGTCTGACGCTGCTCGCTATCTGTGCCACTCTCCGAATCGCCACTGCCCTTAATCTTCTTAATCAACTCCTTGTTGGTATCATATCGGCCACTAGAAATGTATGCAGCCTCACTCATCGGCATCACATGAACAATGCGATCTGCGCTCTGCAAGTCTGTGGTGTAACTCGGAACAATGATGAACATCGGATTGACGGCATCGAATCGAACCTGTTTACGTTCCACATCCCAGAAGCACTTCATCACTGCTCGACCGGCAACCAAACCATTATCAATCCACGACAATGCTTCTGTGGCGAGGTTGGTCTTTTCCTTAATCTTAAAGTCGAACCATTGCTCTGCAGTCGTCGTGAATGACGCAAGCTGTTGCCGCATTGGAATGAAGGAACTCACCACATCCATGCCGACAATCTGCTGGAACAATACCGGCTTAAGCTTCTCGATATTGGTATCGATGAGAGGCCAGTGAAGGTCGGCGGCATTAGGCCATGGTTTATTCTTTCGGCGCAGACCGTTGTGCCGCATCTCGTACCACATCACCTGACGCTGCTCCCAAGCAGTGCGCTTGTTCAAATCCTCTAGGATTGCGCTATGCAGCTTATTACGCTTCTCGTTATCGGCCATAAATTTAAAAGGCTCCCTGCGTGTTCAAATGAGGCCAAAACGCTTCTCAACGAAAAAGCCTGTCAGTGGACATCCCACCGCTCTATGCCGTCAGGGAACAAATCCTTTGAACTTGTAACTCTCAAATCTTAGATTGACAAGAACTATCCGCACCAAGCTCCCGCAAGTTCTGCTGTCTCTCCCTGCATATCCATATCTGTCTGTTCCTTAATCAATGAGAAAAGTGAACGACCACCTGACCCTCGCTTCATTGCACCTGTCCCGCATGAGATAGCTCCGACAACTGCGTCTGCTCTATCCGGTGAACCTAACCCGCGCTGCCGCATTTCATCCTTCGGTTCTGCCATGAGTTTGCCTCGGATATTTGTCTTAGCTCTGCGTGTGGTAAGTTGTGTGAACAGAAGCTCGTCTTGCGGCAGGCGTATGTCATTCTTCTCAATCTGCCTTGCCGCATTGAACCAAAGCTCTGAGCCTCTATTAGCGAACTGATCGTCGTTGTAGGCTCTGTCTCCGTTGTTCACCCTATGAACATCGTACCCTGCTTCCCTAAGCATATCGCACATAGGAATGCCCATGCCACCGGCATCCGCATATATCTCATCTGCTTTTAGGTTTTCTTTCTTGAACTCAACAATGAAGCGTCCGATGGCCGAGACTGTATCTCTGTCACGCCATGATGTAAGAACTTTAATGTCGTTACCCACCCGCAACGCGAACACGTTCTCGTCACCGCCTGCTGCAAAATCACAGAAAGCAGCACGTCCGCCGGGTTCAATGTCCGGCAACTTTGACAACGCCTTTTGTAACGTTTGCGGTTGGATGATGAGTGCTTCGTTGCTGCCGTCCATGAACTCTCCATAAATCATGCTCCTAATCAGTGGATGACCTGACCCCCACTTCTCAATCTGTTGATCAATCCATTCCTTACTCAGATGCGGACAATCAAATGCTGTGACTGTGAATGTCTGCCATAACGCAGCCTCCTTCGTAAACGCCTTGTAGAATGCTCCAGAGGTTGAGCCGGGGCTGCTCATCATCAGCAACCTACTTGGCTGACACCTCTCTATGGCTTCAAAGATTGCATCTGGAACTGTCTTAGCTTCATCAACAATCATCAGCAGATTCTCGCTCGGCCCTTGCTTGTGCCAGCCCTCAAACTTACCTGCGTCATTCGTCGAGAACCCAATCGCTCTAGCTCCATTAGCGTACCGCAACTCACTTGAGAACACTTCCCATCCTGCCTCTGCTCCGCCTAGTCCTGTCACATACTTCCTAATCCTCGGCCAAAGCTGGTCTTCCACTTGCCGATACACTCCCGCTGTAGATACCACTAGGGATTCTGGAAAGCGTAGTAGATGCCAAACCACAGCAGCCGCAGCAACGATACTTGTTTTACCTGACCCATTCGCTGCCTTGAGAGCAACTCTAGACCCTTTCTTGTTCAATGCTCCCAACACATCTTTCTGCCATTTGTACGGGACAAAGCCCAAGAAGAGTTCTGGGAAGTTTTCTAGCTGAAACTTACCGTCTCCAACCCCTAACTGTTGCGTCAGTTCTTCCCCTGCTTTCTTCTCCTCTTTCTTTGCTCTCTTCGCTTCATCTGCCGCAATCTTCTTCGCCTTCTCTTTCTCGTCCGTCTCAACCTTGAGGTTCGCATTCCGCACTGCCCTAGCTCTCCCCATCTGCGCCACACGTCTAGCCCTCAAATCTAACCTCAACCGTTCACGCTCCGCTATCTTCTCTTTCCCCGTCATCTCATCCCATTGCTTCGGGACTCCAACTGGAATCTTCTCTTCCACCTAGTTCCTCTTGATAATTGCCAGCTTCTCCGCTCCCATACTCAATGCCTTCAACACAGCCGGTGTCACAGTTAATGTCTGGTTCCCACCTACCTTAGACGCTTTAACCTCCTTCGCCTCTACCGCACTCAACCCATACACTCTCTCCAACAAGAACGCTAAAGCCTTCACATCACCACTCTTCATCTTCATCAACTCCAATACCCTAGCCTGTTCCCTAGCCTGTGCCTGATTCAACTTCATCGACAACCCCTCATCCCCCCTCATCAATGCCTCTAACCTTACCCACTCCACCCCCGCATAGTCAGCCGCTTGCTTGATAGGAAGTGACTTGCTGATCCCCATCAACACTTCCCTCTCCTCTACCTCACTCAATCCTTTGTGCTTTGCCATATCCTTACTTGTGCCTTGGGTGTGTGACTTAGGCAAGAGTTTAAATGTGTGTGTGCGATTTGGGAGGGGTATATATTAAACCCACCCGCCCGTGGGTGGTCGTCCCCCTCCCGTCGTCCCTTGCCAACGTCCATTCGTCGTCGTGCCGTCCATTCGTCGTCTGCCTGTCGTCTGCATGTCATCCAGCGTCCCGCCCTGTCGCGTCCTGTCCTGTCGTCTGCTGGCGTCTGCTGGCGTCTGTCCTGTTGTCTGTCGTCCAGCGTCCAGCGTCCAGCGTCGTCTGGTCAACTTGTCATCGTCTTGCAGCTGCTTCGCCTTTGCGCCTTCGTTTTGCACCTTCCCGGTTTCCCTATTCACTCTCGCCAAATCTCTCTCACTACTGTGCGTCTCTGCCTGTTTTCTTGCTCGTAGCAATCCTCACTTTTCCTGCCCTGATTTTACAGTCATAGATGTTTTTCTGGCAAGATTATTCTTTTTCTTTTTATTGACAGTAACCAAGCTGGCATTGACGGAAACGCAATGTTGCGAAACTCTGGTAAAAATAAATGTAGACAACTCACAACGCCGTGCTATTGTCTTGGCAATCGGTTCCGCCACGGAGCCGCAATGAAACCAAATGAAAACCTACACCTACAGCGTCTACTCGTTCGTTCTCAAAAAGACATACACGCACACTCGCCAGTTTGCGTCTGGCGCGGACTTCAGACTGTATGCCTGCTCACTCTGGAGCGGCAACTGGTCTTTGATCTCGGTCGAATAAAACCAACCCAACCCAACCCAACCAAAGCCAAAGCCACCAACTAAACCAAACAAAGAAACAAAACTATGAAATTCTTTGCAACTGAAGCGGAGGCGAGAGCGGCCGCCTCCGCCCTCGACACGGTCGAGGACGTGAGCAGCACGTCTTTCCTGCTGTCGCAGGAGTTCTTCGACAGCCTCGCCGCCTCACCGGCGGTATTCGCAGTGGCCGTCCGCGCCCACGCGGACAAAGTGGGAAGCCTAGCCCTAGAGAGCGCGTGGGAAGACGCCCTCGACGGCGGCGTTCGCGGCCTCGCCGCGGAGCCGTTGCTCGCGCTCGACGCCCAGTTTCGGCGCGCCGTTAGAACGGAGCGGTGGATGGTGACACCACCCTCCGCACCCGCACCCGCTGCACAGAGCAACGGGGACGGCAGCGGCAGTGGCTACGGGAGACACACCGCCCACGGCGGCCTCGACGCCCTCGCCGCCCGTGGCGGGAGGCACACAAAGGCCGATACCGACTGGGCGTTTGACCCCCGGAACTCGGCAAACCAGTGGAATGACTGAAAGGAAAAAAATGAACACCAACAGATTGTTTGAAGCAGAGAAGGCGGCGTTCGCCACCTACGAGGCCGCCTACACCAAGGCGTCCGCCTACGAGGCGGCAGCCAGTAATGCAGTGGGCGTGGACGCTCACGAAGTGACCGTGATGCGGGCCTACGAGGCGGCCTGCGAAGCCGCCACCGCAAAGAACGCCTACGACGAGGCGTCCTACGCGGCTTATCAGGCGGACACCGCGTTCCGGCGCAGCTAGTGTCGAAACGGGCAGCTGCCCGTCGGCTGGCTTGAGATGCCAGCCCTGATGAGACTCTCACCAAACAACAAAGAAACAAAACTATGAACACCAACACCACCACAACCAACGGGAAGTCGTTCAAAGCAGCATACACCCTCATGCGGAAGCTCCAGCGGCAGGGGTTTGGCAACCCCACTCACGAAGAGGCAGATGCAATGGTGTATTGCCCAAAGGGCGTAGTGTTCTCCAACACCGGAGGCTACGTCTCGTACCAAGACGCCGTCGCCCTCGGCGCGTACGGGATATGGAAAGACAAGGACTTGAAGTCCACTGGTTGGACGGCGCGCTGGCCTCAGCACTGGTTCGAGGACGGGGACGGGATGCTCACTGGAGACAAGTTCGACCAGTTATAAACAACCACAACCAACCTCGGTCGAATAAACAACCAAACCAAACAACAAAATGAAAACCAACAACAACGGAACCACCACAACGGAACGCGAGGACATACTCGAGGCACTGAACAAGTTCGCACATCAACGGCCTCGGCTGGAGTACGGCAACTATGGCGACCGGAAGGCGTATCGCGCAGAGGTTCGCACCATCACCAAGCAGCTGCACGATGCGCGGCAGCTTCTAGTGCTGGTGTATAGGCGGTCAAGTATCACTGCCGAAAACATCAAGGATGGATTCGGGGCGTACAGTGGCCGTCTATCTTGGGACGGGGTGCGGCTCGACTATTGCACAGGCCAATACTGGCCGACCGAGTACCGTGCAGCAGTGTGTGCGGTTCTGGCACGGGTGCTGTGGGTGTTCTTCCGCGACTGCGCCCCAGCCGACACCATCGTGACCTCCCAATACATACACAACGAAGCCGCCCGACAACTCGGTCGCTCGTTGGCTCGCCGACTCTTCAACTAAACCAAACCAAACCAAACCAAACAACAACAACAACAAATGAAACCAAAATACATCAAGACGGCAGCTATCAAACGCCTCGCCAAGGGTGAGGGCAAACGCATCTCAACCGCAGCATTGTACATGCTCGACGAGAAGGTCGGCAGACTAGTTAGCAAGGCTTGCTCCGTACACAACGGCGGCAAGGTAACAATAGATGAAACGGTAATGACACACATCCTATGAACACATACGACGACAGAGAAGAACTGATCCGTGCGCTGGAATGGTTGCACACTGCGGCGTCAGCACACCTCAACCAAGATAGCTCGATGGGTAGAGAGTTAGCAAAGCAGACGCTAGAACACGCACTCGACAGGGCGTGGGAGATGCTCAATGAAACGAAGGGAGAAAGGGAATGAAAGCTACAAAGGAAATGAAGTTCTTCAAAATCACCAGCAGCGGACACATACCGGAACTCAACTGCCCAGAGGTATTGATGACCGAGAACTACCGCTACACAGTGACGAAGATGCACCCGGACGGCGGCAAGCCGGAGGTTCACTACACAGACAAACGCCCCGTGCCAAGCAGCCGAGTCTGGGGACGCGGGTTCTACGTTTGGGACAACAAGGAGAACCGGCTCGCATGAGTGAACCAACATGCCCGGACTGCGGCAAGCCACTCGACATCAATCTCGGCGAGTTGCCAGAGATTGGTGCGGGATTGCTAGCAATGGTGCTGTGCGATACCTGCGCTGGGATGAGGCGCGAACACGGCAAGCACACCTTCCTGTTCCGTGACGCCATTCAGGGGGCGACGGAAGCGGGGAGGAAGATAGTCAAGCTAGACAAGGTAAGTAAGCTCGGACAACTCAACGTAAACCAAAAGGAAGAATTATGGAACCTACAACAGAAGCTGGAACAGAACCTACGCTGGTATCACTCGCACAAGCAGGAAGCGGAGATGCTAGCGACCCGATACCAAGCACGGACAGGGCTGACAATAAAGAGCAATTAACAGTTGACAATACTGCACAACCTATGGAAACATTGGCCATTGAAACAAAACCAAACATCGCAGTCGGCGACCTGCTCACCACGCGAGACCTGCAGATACTATTCGGTGTCACCCGCCGCACCATTGAGAACTGGCGTGGGCGCGGCCTCATTAAGTCCGTCAAGATTGGCGGCTGCATTCGATACAGGCGCGAGGACGTCAACACGATAGGCGCATAACCCCTTCACTACAAACCACAAACCACAAACCAAAATGAAACCAAAAGAAATGAAAGCACTAGACCCACAGCAGATAACGGCAGTGACATTCCACGAAGCACTGCTCTCAGCACAATCGGAGATGCGGAACCCCGAGCTTGACTCGGTCAATCCTCACTTCCGCAACAAGTACGCCAGCTTAACGGCGTTCCTGCATGCTGTGCGACCTGCGCTGCACAAGCACGGCATCCTGTTTGCTCAGGATCTCACAACGACAGAGACAGGAGTGTCCTGCACAACCATCCTCACGTTCATCACTGGCGAGGAGGTTCGATACGGCCCGTTCAACGTGCCAGCATCGCGGATGGATGCTCAAGGCATCGGCTCTGCTGCCAGCTACGCCAAGCGATACACCATCGGCTCGGTGTTCGGGCTGGTCGGCGAAGTGGATGACGACGGCAACGAGGCGACAGGCAACCGCAATGCTGCACCGGCAGTAGCAGCCAAGCCGTTATTCAAGAAAGCACCTGCACCTAACGAATCAGAGAAGGCAGCGGATGCTCTCGGTCTGCTGATGGCTAAGGACAAGGTGCATGCCGACTTGGTGAGGGGGTTCCTTGAAAGCAAGAACAGTTGGCCTAAAGACTGCGCTCGCATCTCCAACCTGCCGGTCAACATCCTGACGCGGTTGGTTGTCCCAGACGTGTGGACTGAGGTCAAGAACTTCGTGTTGCCGCCGGTTGAGCTTAACCCGTAAGCAATATGGAAAATGAAACTGAATTGAAAGACGAGCGTAACGGTAAGCCGTCTGCATCCTCAATCGAGCGGCTGTCTCTCTGCGCTGGCTCGTTCAACATCTGTGTCGGCATCAAGGAGACTACATCCTCTGCTGCTGAACGCGGCAATCGCATCCACGCCATCCTCGCTGGAGATAAGGTAGAGAATCAAACAGCAGACGAGAAGGCGTCCGCTGCTACCTGCACTGAACTCGCAGAGAACGTCATCGAGACTACCATCGGCGTCCCTGTAGGAGATTGCGACGAGGTATGGCGCGAGCATCGGCTCTGGTCTGCTGACCTGAGGTTCAGCGGCAAGCCTGACCTTGTGGTCATTGAAGGGATGAACGCGCTCATCGTTGACTACAAGACCGGGGGCGGAGCGGTTGCGTCTGCGTCTGAAAACATCCAGCTACGCGCACTTGCGGTGTTGGTCTTGCAGAACACAAGCCGAAAGCTGGACACGATAACCGTCTGCATCATCCAGCCAATGGCCGCACAACGCATCACGGTCTGCTCGTACAGCAGGGCTGACCTAGTGATGGCAACGGATGAGGTGTACTCAATCATCGCAGCGGCAGAGGATCCCAACGCTGTGAGGCAAGCTGGTGTTACGCAATGCAAGTATTGCCCCGCAAGAACTCGCTGCCCAGAGGCTGGCGCAGAGGTTAAGGCACTAGCCGTGACTCTGGAAGACAGCATGGTAACGCAACTGACAGTCGCGCAGCTTGAGGTTGCTCTCGATAGGTGCGACCAAGCCGAGTCAGTCATCGAAGCTATCCGCGAGGAAGCGAAGGCAAGGCTTCAGTTTGGTGAAGCTATCGCAGGCTGGCGATTGAAGCCGGGTGTCGAGCGTGAAACCATCAGGGACGCAACCACTGTGATGTCCCGCTTCCTCGCGGAAGATGGCACAGAAGCGGCGTTCCTGACGACGGTGAGTGTTGGCAAGGGTGCGCTCAAGGTGAAGCTTGGTGAGGCCACAGGGCTTAAGGGTAAGCAACTGGATGCCAAGATGGACGAGTTGTTAGACGGTTGTGTGGAAGTCAATGTAACAAAACCTAGCCTAGCTAGGGAGAAAGGAATGAAACTATGAAACAAACAGAATACAAATCAAGGGGAGGAGGGGACTCGCAGTGCAACAGGATACTCAGGACGCTGCTCGGCGAGACTGGGAGATGGGTGTCGATGATAAGCCTCTGGCGCGTGTCGGGTGCTATGGCAGTTCACTCGCGCATAGCTGACCTGCGGAAGCGTGGGCATGGGATAACGCAGAAGAGTCTGCGAGTTAATGGAGTTGTCCATAGCTACTACAAACTGGAGAACATATGAGCATCGAAGATATTAAAATAGTTGAGGCGATGTTGAAGTATGGAGGCGGCTTTGCCAATGCGTTAGCCAAAGCAGCTATGCGCGCTGACAAAGACAACCTCCAACGAATCAAACAAGGTTGGCCGGAACTATGGGATGAATACGCGAAGCTGGTCGTATTCTATAATCGCAAACCACAAAGCAAGGAGGTTGTATGAGCAAGGACGGAACACTGCCGCCGGGAACAGAACATCATCACGTTGAATGGGCGTTCAGCGGGGTGGAGCCGGACGCTTGCGAGTGCTGTCTCGAAGACCTGAAGGGCGACGAGGCGGAAGTGGGAATGTGCGACCACTGCGCGGTAAAGCACTTCCGTGGACTGTTCTTCAACCTAAAGAAGAAGACGCTCAATGAAGCCTAACGAACAGACACCCATCAAAGACGCGATACACCTAACGTGTGCTGCGTTCCTTTCAACCCTGTTGGTAATCGTAACCATTCCTTGCCTCCCCTTCGTGTGGCTTTGGAATGTCATAGTAAACAACGAAGAATAGGAAACATGATACCTAAAATAATAGTTCACCTGCTATCGGGAGGATTGGATTCGGTGACAATGCTGTATGATTTAAAACAGCAGGGACATTTAATCCACTGCCTGTTGATAGACTACAAGCAGAGCCACGCACAGGAACTGGTGTTTGCCAAAGGTCACTGTCACCGACTCGGCGTTCTATACACGACAATAGAGTTGCCGCCGCTGGGTGGTCTTGATGACCAAAGCTGGGTTGTGCCTAATCGTAACTGCATATTCCTTAGCCTTGCGGTCAACCTTGCGGTTCAGGCAAAGGCGGACACAGTTACGATAGGCTGCAACAAAGATGACGAGTCTGGATTCCCTGACTGCCGGATGGAGTTCCTCCGTTCATTCAACTCCATGCTCGCAGCATCTGAGGTTCCCGTGGAAGTATGCGCCCCCTACCTAGACAAACCGAAAGCGTGGATAGGCGGTATGTCCAGAGAGTTGGGAGTTCCTGCTGGAGAGATATGGACATGCTATCGAGGAGGATCCGAACCGTGCGGCAAATGTCCTGCCTGCGAAAAGTTGAAAGCAGCCATGCTATGATTGTTATGCTCGACACATCTCAAGACCTTGATGTGTGCGCTAAAGAGATTGGCTGCGATGTGGAGCAGTTGTTCACTCCGCTTACTAGATACAACGCTCAGAAGCCGGAACAGAAGTTCGGTATGGATAACGGTGCGTTCTCAAAGTTTGACGCAAAAAGCTTTTTGACTATGCTCGCCAAACATAAAAGCAGGCAGAGCCTTTGTAGATTCGTTTCCGCCCCAGATGTTGTTGGAGATGCGAGGCGAACGCTTGAATGCTTTCGTCACTGGCAAACCTCACTCAATGGTTGGCCTATAGCCCTTGTGTGTCAGGACGGACAAGAGTATCTCGACATCCCGTGGACTGACATTGCCGCCGTATTCATAGGTGGAACAACCAAGTGGAAGTTAGGAACTGGCGCAGCTGCGATAGTGAAAGCGTCCAAGGTAATAGGGAAGTGGTGTCACATTGGGCGAGTCAACACGCCGGGTCGCTTTGAGTACTTCGAGGGGCTGGGAGCAGACTCCTGTGATGGCACTGGTCTTTCACAGTATTCAGGCATGAGGGCTGCGATATGCGCCGATAGAGAAAACCCAAAGTTAAACATGGATTTATCAGTTTAGTAGAAACCAAACAAAAACAACAAACACACAAATAGTATGCCCCAAATCGAACACAACCATCCCGAAGGTAAGCGCGAGTATGTCCAGAAGGATATGACCGGCTCACTCTTCATCAACCGCAACAAGTCAAAGGACACTGCCCCCGACATGACCGGGGACGTGACCATCAACGGTAAGAAGTGGCGCATTGCCGCTTGGAACAAGACGAGCAAAGGCAACACGCAGTATCTAAGCCTTAGCTTAAGCGAACCACTGCCTCCGCGTGAGGGGAGCGGGAAGGCGGTGACACCCGAAGCCACTGTTGGTTCACTGATGAAAGAGCTTGGTGCTATCACTCTGATGAAGGAGCTTGGCGGCAAGAAGTATGAAGGAGAGGAAATCCCGTTCTGATCAACTGGGGGCTGGCGGGTAATCCCGCTGGCTCCCAACTGCAAAATGAAAACCAACTCACACAAGAAACACGCGCTAATACTCGAACGGAACAAGGAGTTTGAAAGTGTCATCCTCGCCGTGTGCAGCGCATTCCACATCACCAAAGAAGAGTTCTTCTCTCGAAGAAGGCTTGAGCCTATGGCGTCTGCAAGGTTCTGCTACTGGCACATCCTTCAGAGGGTTCACAACATGGGGCTGTCTCAAATTGGAAGGTTGACCGGATACACTCACGGCTCAATATTCCACGGGATTAACTGTGTAAGAGATGACTTGAGGACTGGCAACAGAGCGTTCCATTCTCGGTTCACACTTATCGCCAACGAAATCGGACTCAAGGGATATCATGAACTACACAAAGGAATGGCTGACAGCGTATGAAGAAAGACAAGCCAAAGCAGTTCGAGCATACTGGCGCGGATTCCAAACCCACGAAGCTAGTAGTTTACGGCCCACCGATCCCAAGCCTCAACCGACTGTTCTCGATGGGGCATTGGCAGAGGAAGAAGTTGAGGGACGAGATACACGCCGCCGTGTCACAGTCACTAGCTATCGCGTCCGGCTCCTCGACCAAGACAACCTCTGCATCAAGTACCACATCGACGGACTCCGATACAATGGAGTCATCGAAGACGACACTACCAAACACATCGTTATCACCGAGCGTCAAGTCCAAGTCGCCACGCGCAAAGAAGAGCGCACAGAAATAGAAGTGGTATGACTACCGAATTACCAACGACGTGCGAGACGGCTGGAAGCTCTAGTGTTATGTTAGGAATGGTAGAAAATTTACGCGCAGATGATGCAAGGGTAGCATGTCCGCTTTTCCAAGCGGAATACGGCGGTTCGACTCCGACCTCTGCGCTCCAACTCAAAATCAGCAAGTGCAACGTCCATCTGGCATGCAAGCTCAACGGAATGTGGCACAGCCGATTCCCGCGCATCGAATGGTCAAACGTGGTGCGGAATAAAGACTATGCGTGCTTCACGGCAGAGTGCAACAACCTCTACTACGCTGTCGCAATCTGGTCGTCGCCAGTTGCGGCAAACCGTCTAAAGAATGGAAGCACTGCGCTTGAGCTTCGCCGCATGGCAATCGCTGAGGACGCGCCGGACAACACGGCAAGCCGGATGATGAAAATAATGCGGCTAATGGTAGCGAAACAAATGCCGCACATCACTGTGCTTCTGTCCTATCAGGACACTGAAGCCCACAAGGGGACAATCTACAAGGCGAGCGGATGGAAAGCCGTCGCCTGCAACAAGGGCATGGACTGGACAACCGGCACTCGCAAACGAAACAACGCGCAGAGCCTCGCTGCAAAGGTGCGGTGGGAATACACCCTGCGCTAGTCCGCTATGGAACTGTCACTTGAAGTGGTATGAACCAAGCAGACAAAGTCATCCTCAAGACTTGGCAGTTGTGCGCGGTCAAGATGTTGCATGACCCGTCCGCCTCTTCGTCTGAGCTAGAGTCTTGCGCCATTGCCTTAAGGCGTGACGCTCCTAAGCTAGCTAGACAGTGTGACGAGGAGGCGGCTAAGAGGATGGCGAAGTGGCGGGTAAAGAAGCCTACTTCCGCTTGAACCCTGTCTCGATACGTCTGAACCTAGCGAGCCAGATGTAGCCTGCTAATGTGTTAGCCACTCGGTTGACGTGACTCTCAGTCCACTCCGGTTCACAGATGTGAAGCAGTTCGTGGATGAGGGTGTTGAGTATCGCCTTCTGTCCTTGCCTCGGGTCAATCTCGACCACCCCATCCGCCCACGCCTGACCCATAGCGCGTTCTCTTCCGAGCTTGCGGAATCGTACCTTAATCTTTTTGGTTCGCCGCTTCCTCACAGTAGTAGTGCTTCACGTTCCTAATGAATGCTCCAATCTTAATCTTGTAAAGTCGCACCTTCCCCTTCAACTTCCCTTCCCTCTCCTTAACCTTCATCGTGTTGCTTAATCCACCCTTTGACATACCAAGTATCACAGCTATCTCAGAGCAGGTCTTCCATCCCTTAGGCGCAGCCTCATACTTCTCTAAAGCCACGTCCCTGTAGAACGCAGCCCAAGCAGCGGCTTCCTTCACATCTCTTCCACACCTGTCGGCAGCAGCCACTTGTTTCCGATTTGTTTTGCTTCCCATATCTGTTGCCCATCAGAACTGATTGCTCCAAAGAGCCAGCCGTTAGACCACCTAGAAGTCGCTAGGCGGTGTGATGCGTATGTCATGGCGTCTATGTTCGCAAGACAACCTGCGGAGTAGCCCTCGGCTCCTCCCTGTTTGTTGGCAGCGGCTCTCTCAAGACGATGAAGATGGCCCATAATGCAGACGCCACCGTTGGTAGCGTAATGCTCTGCGTGTTGTTTCACGCTCAAGTTGTTCGCCGAAAAGCCGTGGACGAAGGTGACTTTGCCGCTGCGGAAGACGCCCTTCTCGATGTGGTACGGGAGCAGTTTTGCTTTATGGCGACCACAGAAGCTCTCCATCTTTTCAACGCCATCCCTAGCCGCCTGTCGGATAATACCGTGAGGGTGTGACTCAGCAGTGCGGCACAGACGATGTTCATGATTGCCCAACATGTACACCTTCTCCGCACTTCCCGCTGCGTTAAATAACTTCTCAAGAGATTGGTAGCCAGCAAGCGTGTCAGCTTCTAAATCTTCAAAGGCATCCGACTCAGTAGCCTTGATGCCTTGACGAAGAGCGCGGAAGTCGAAGGCGTCTCCGAGGTGAACGAATAGGGAAGGCTTGTAGTGAGCCACAAACTTGACGGCAGCGTCAAGCGCAGACTTGCACACCAAATCTCCGTGGGAGTCTCCAACAGCGACAAACTTTTTCCAAGTAGCCATTGCGAGGGCAATGAGTATCAGTTATTGGGGGCGATTGTCAATCGGAATCAGTCGTCTGCATGTGTCAACGCCGCGTTGGGAACTACAATCGGACGAAGACCTTTTTCTTTACGCTGAAGGTTCATCTTAAACAAGTCTTTCCTAGCGTCCACTCCCAATACGAACGGCTTGTAGTTCATGTTACCAGTTAGAATCTGCATATCAAGCCGGGACGCGGACGTGTCTTTAGCGATGATGCGAGGATCAACCCCTTCAAGTAGTCCGCTCTTAACGTAAGTCCCCACAAGCTTGCCACCTTTTTGGAATAGAGCTTTGCGGCGAGTCTCCATATCTCGATACTTATCTAGCAAGTCTTTCTCAGAATAGAACTGACCTTCCTTTAGGAACTTGCTGAAATAGTTCTGTTCAATCTCTGATGATGCTCCGCTAAATGTTCTCAGTTGATTAGCCAATGCAACCTTGGGATTTAACCGCTCAACTTTAAGCGATGTTAACTCTCTGAAGACTTGCTCCTCAAAAGATGACGCGTAATCCCTCTCCTTGCCTTCGCCTTGAGAGGCTGGAATCATCTTTTCAAAGCCTCGCTTAATCGAAGACGGAATCAGAACCTTGGAGGCAATGTGCTTTATCCCCTTTTGAATCTTGTCAGCACTTTCATCGGACTTCAGCCACACGGCTTTACCGTTCTCGTCAGATCCCCGAACAGCATTAAGGAATGACGATATGAAAATGTCCATAGACATCAATGGAGCCAGCAGATGTTTGCTCGCCATAATGCCGGCCTCAACAATCCCATCGTCATTTTCTGCGGATGCCATAATGCTTTTGGCAACCTTACGAAAGTGCGACATCGGATTCGCATACGTCATGTTGATTCCAACAACCTCTCCGTTCTTCTTGTAGAACAAGAAGTCGTCTTGCCGCTCGTACCATTGCTTCCCAGACCGATAAACCTTCTCTTCATCGTCAGTAATCTCATCGCCCAGCGCGGATTCGAGAGTGGATTTAATGACATCCATAGCCATTAACGCTCCAGCAGTTCCAGCAAGAGTCTTCAACCCGTTGATTCTCATCTTCGGGTTCTTCAAATCAAGCATACCGTAGCGTATGCTTTGAACGAATGTGTGATTGGATAGGTAGAAGAAGTTTAAGAACGGAGCGAATGGAGTCTTCTCGGTTATGTTTCTTATGTACGCTGGGATGTTGGAGTAAGACGGGAACTTGTCCGATGTACGGATCGAAGCCGCCGTTTCCAATTCAACGGGGCTTGAGTCAGGAAACTGCTCTCTAAGCGTCTGCAATTCTGTTTCAAAAGCAGCCATCTTTGTCGCGTTATCGACCAACTTGAAGAAGCTCATCACCTTTTCTTTTGCTGCTCCGAGCTTGGGCATTAACTCGCTGAGTCCTAAAGAGTCGCCATTAACCACCCTGCCAAGTATGTCCCGCTGAACGTCGAGCGGTGTGTCTTCTATGACATTTAGAGCCAACAGCCGACTGTATCTAGCGTAGTCAGCTTCCGTCATCGTGTCAGCAAGCCCTCTAAGGAGAACCTTGGCTGCTCCGGGGATTTTAAGGAACGTGCTGATCCGACCAGACTGCAATATGGAATATGAGCTTCCAAGAACCTGCATCATCGTGTACTGAAGCTGTCCAGCGGTCTGGTTAAGCTTTGCGTATCTAGATAAATTAAGGCGCAAACGGGTCGTGATGGTCTTAAAAAGCCCCTGATTATCCATCACACCCGCAAACTCCTTCAACAATGCCGCGTATTCCACGGAGGTTCTGTATCCCTCGAACACCTTCCCAACATCACTTGCAGAGAGTGTGACAGTGTGGCCTTCGACCATATCGCTACTCTTAGAAATCAATCCGCGAGATGCAGCGATGTCCCTGACGCTGGTCAACGTCTGATGAAGGGAGGTGAGCTGCGCTACCTTCATAACCGTGTTGATGTAGTTAACCCTTGGGTCTTTCTCTTCACCGAGAACATCCCTGTAAGCATCAGCCAAGTCCTTCCGCTTTCCTAAAATGAACTTAGACACTCCGGGAGTTACTCCGGGACTACTCCGTCTAATGCCGGAACCAACAGACACATCGTCCCCGCGAAGGCTTGTCATCTCAGCCTTAATCTCGTTGATGGCTTGATCGCGGGTGATAGTGTTTCCGGTAGCTCGTTTGAAAGAAGCAATCTTATCCCTGACGATGATTGCAAGCGACTCAGCTATATTCTTATTTGAATCAAGTTCGCTAACCCACTTGTTATTGCTGAATAACTCATAGCTCCTGTTCAGATAGTCATCATTGTCGATGATGGACTGACGAAGCTCTGGAGTTACAAGGTTTCCGGGCAAGGACAGTAATCGATTCCTAGTCTCTAGACGGTGAGCAATCATCTTCTTCGCTACAGCGGCCATGCCTTGAGGTAGGGTCGATATGTCGGCGGTTCCTCGAAGAACGGCGTCCAAAGCATTCAGAGCGTTAGAGCCGGATGCTAGTTCTGACTTGCCTAAATCCTTAACGATAGCCGATTGCATCTGCGAATTGAGCCTCTGAGCTATGTCCCCCTGCTGGATGACGTAAGCAGCACCTTTCTTAATAGCATAGTGCGCGAGCGAGCCGAGTCCCCTTGCCGAATCGAACGTCTTAGCAAACCACACTCTCAGTTTGTCTTTAGGTGCGCCGGGCTGGGGCAGGAGAGTTTGATTTAATACATCTGATGAAGCGGTAGGCGTTGCACTGGCTGCACTAACTGCACTTGTTGCACTGGCTGCAACTGGTTGCACAGGCTGACTGGGTGTCTGCGTTGTGGTTTGAGAAGGCTGAGTTAGGGTTGGGAATATGATACCCTGAGATGTCTTACTGCGACTAGCCTGCTGACCAAGAGCTTTTCTAGCTCGGTAAGCCCGTATGAGAGCCTCGCGCTCAGGATCAATCGCATCTGGAGCCTTCTGCTCAAGCAAGGTTTCCGCAACGCTTTCAGCTTTGACATCCTTCAAGCTGCTCTCAAGCTCTAACGTGTTCTTAGCATCTGCCACATTCTGCATTGCGGGAGTTGCAGCAGCGGTCGTGGGAGCGGTGGGGGTGGCCGGGACAGTTGGGAGGTCTTGACCAGCTTTAGATTCAGCCGCCCTTTGAGCATCAATCTTAGCCCTAGTAGCTATTAACTCAGGGCTTGGATTTACTAAAGCATCTTGAGCATCCCGCATTTTCTGTGCATCAAACTTCTTAGCAGCAACACTAAGCTCGTCCATCACAGCCCCAGTCCTAGCACCTTCCTCTTTCAACTGCATCTCCATCCGCTGTTGTGCGCTTAACTCCCTGCGTACAGCCATCAGTTCGGCTAGGTTTGCATCAGTCAGCTTTCCAGTAGCAACATCTGCTTCTAACTTCTTCCGATAAGAAGCTTCAGCGGCCTTCCATTTATCAAGCCCCTCCTCCTCCTGCATCTTCTTGTGCTTGCCTTCAATATACGGTGACGATAGCTTTCCCTTTTCTTTTTCTTTAGCTTCGAGAATCCTAGCCTCGTTAAGCTTGGCAACTGTTCCATTAATAGTGTCGAACAGATCCTTCTGCTCTGCCGCTCCCCTCTGCAAGATGCGTGACTTGATGAACTCTTCAGCGTCTAGTCTGGCTTGAGTAGCTTTGCTTTCAGGGTCTGCAAGAATGTTTACAGCAGCAAGCATCTGAGCATCTAGGAACGGAGCAGGAAGACCAAGGAGTGGGTTAGCACTTCCCGGAACGTGGCGCATCCCAGCCTTTGCCTCAAATGCTTTTAACTCTTCAAGAGAACGGAATGTGGGGGATGCAACCGGCAATCCCTCTGCATTGACACCGAAATTAGCTATGAAAGAAACAGCTTGGCCGGAGCTTAGAAGCTTTTCTATATTAGCATCCTCATTAGCTTCTGCCTTCTCAGCAAGGGTAGCGGCAAGCTTTTCATTACCCTGCGCCTGCGCCTTGTATGCGGCAGCAGCATCACTTTGGTAATTGTAGATAGCGGAAACCGCACCGCCGTAAAAAGCTGCGACCCCAGCAGTGTCAATCGCTCCAGAGATAAAGCGACTAAACTTGTCTCCTTTAATCTTCTCGATAGCCTGCTCTCGATTCAGATACCCGCCAAAGTCGGGATTGGTTAAATCCGAGATTTCCTTTTCACTCGGCGTTTTAAATGGATTATTATCCTCTGCGTAGGTGTTCCATTTAATACCTTCGTCAATTAAAAAGGTACTCTCTTCCTCCGCTATTTCCCCAATTATTTCCTTAGCGACTCTGCCGCCCTTCTGCATGACTCCTTTAATACCAGTCTTAGCAACAGTCTTAGCAGTAGTTGCAACGGCAGGCTTGAAGAGCAAACTTTGTAACTTCTCCGTGCCTCCCGGAGCCACTGCGGTAATAGCCATCTCAGCGAGGGCTTGGGTTGCTGCTGGGGCTGTGGCGTAGTAACGGGCATATTCCCGAACCTCCGCATCGCTGGCGTTAGGATTGGCAGCTTTGTATTTCTCTGCGTAGGCTGTCTCGGCCTCTGTGAGCTTCGATCCAAACCCCAATAAGCCAGTCGCTCCTACCATCGCCCTATATCCGCCTACAGGCCCACCAGTTGCAAGTCCCAATCCACCCGCTGTGGCGACTCCTAAAATGTTCGGGGCTGCTCCAGCAAGCAAACCAGCGTACCTATTGCCGCCAGTCTCTTCAGCCAAGTCTCCGTAGATTTTCTGCAACTCCGTGCGCTCTTCAGCCGTCTGCCGATACCCTTCTGCCATTGATGCACCAAGACCAAACGGCACTGCCCTAGACACTCTCTCGCCAACCTTACTGAGCGCACCGCCAATCCCAACAATGCCAGCAGCAGCCTCGTAGCCCATCCGATTTAGCGTAGAGCCAGACTGTCCGTAGGAGAATATATCATTAAGCTCCGCCTCTGACGGCTCGGAGTCGCCTTCAATGGTAATCCGCCTACCATCCTTGGGGTCTTCAACAATAAACGTAGGCATAGCTTCTTATCGTCCAAACCAAAATTTAAATCTCCCGACCTTTCCATCCGGTTCTCCAGTTGGCGTGGTGGGGGGCGGAACAGTGGCTTTCGTCTTTGTCCCCCTTGGCTTCCATTCCCTGACCTTCTCCGTCATTTCATTGCCTGAACTGTCAATTATGGGTTTACCGTCTTCACCCATTTGTTTTCTATTGTAAGTTATCGGCTCATACTTCGATGTAAAGTCGAACATGCTTTCTCTTGTTGGAACTTCGACGTTAAACAACTTCTCAGTCTTGTGTTTGTATCCAACTGATGCGGCATCTGCGAGGGCCTGCTCACCGACCACGATTCTTTTATCAATCTGTCTTTGTACGACGTGTTTTTCTATGTCCTTATCATCTTGCCATTTAGTATTAAATAATCGAGCCTGCGCTTCGGTTAGTCCCGGTTGTGCGCCTCTGGCTTCGGCGGTAGATATATCTTCCTTGCCCGACGCTTTCTTCTGAGTCTCTATTGCTCCTCCTAGTGTCACATTTCTTTGTTTCCCAACAATCTCTTCTGCTTTTAATCCTGCCATTGCCTTGTCCAGAGCGGATTGTTCCACCTCACTTCGCGTGATGGCAGCAAGAATGTCTGGGCTTGTCTTTGAAAGACCAGCCGGAACAGGCTGCGGCATTCCGAGAATAGCAGCCCTTTGGTTCATTGCTTCTCTAGCATTAAAGTTTGCTTCCTGTTCTTGAAGCACGGAAAGAGGAGCGTTAGCGTCGAATTCTTCTCCCGGATATTTGCGTGAAAGAGAATCTATGATTTTCTGAGACGCCTCTGCATCGGTTTCTCCTCTAATGGCCTCGCGTTGTTTAGCACTAGCCATTTGATTCATCCTGTTTAGGAACTCGTTCTCCTGCTGCTGAGACTTACCTGATTCCACGCCCTTCCTGTAGCCAGCAGATGTAGCAATCCCAGTTTCTCCCAGAAGAGAATCCGTTGGTTCTCCAGAGCCTTCTCCAGAAAGTTGTGCAGTTCTCCCCGCCTTGTATTCAGCGCGAAGCTCATCCATTCGACGATCAAGAGCGTACTGGTTTTCCGCACCGCTATAGGTTCCCAACTCCTCCGCAGTTGCGCCCAGTCCGCGAGCTTCCTTCTTCGTGTCTTCCATCGTGTTGTAGGCACGCTGCTCCAACAACTTCTCCTGCATCCGCTTCTCTGCTTTCTCGTCGGCCATATCGCGCATTGCGGAAGCCATCGAAGCCTGAAAAGCCGGATTGAATGCCCTCTCAAATGATGATGCCATAATGTATTATCCTAAATAATTAAGAACCCATCTTCTTACCCAATGCTCCACCAAACCCGCCAGTGAATGCGCCGACTGCGCCACCAAGAATCGCTCCAAACGGGTCACTCTGGTTAGACATCTGCGTATTGTAAAGCTGCGCCTGTGTGCCGAAGATGTTGCCGGCAAACTGAGCCGCTTGCTGCCCAGCGTTTGCATTCTGGCCGATGCCTTGAGCCATAATCGGAACGTATGGAGCCGCACTCTGCTGCGCCCCTTGCAAAGACTGGAAGCTGCTGCTGATAGGTGCGCCGAGGACGTAGGATTGCAGGTTCGACAGACGCCGCTGCTGCTGTTGCTGAGTCTCCTGACGCAGTTGCGTCTCCTGACCGAACTGAGTTTGCTGTGATGCAAACAAGTTCTGCAACCGTTGCTGCGCTTCCTGCTCTCGAGTAGCGCGAGTTGACTGTTCCTGACCGAACTCAGTCTGCTGTGCGCCGAAGAGGTTCTGGAGACGTTGCTGCGCCTCTTGGTTTGTCATGCCTCTAGACGCCTGTTGCTGGCCGTACTCAGCCTGCTGCGCTCCGAATAGGCTGGCTAGTCGAGTCTGAGCCAGTTGCGCCTGAGATTGCCCAGCAGCCTGCTCTTGACCGAAAGCCTGCGCTCCAACGTTGAGTAGGTTCTGGAGGCGTTGCTGCTTCAACTGCTCGCCCATGTTGTACTTGCCGAGAGCTTCTTTAATAACGCCGCTGGTTGACAGGGCTTGGCCGCGAGCCGCTGCTCCACCGCGAACCGACTGCTCAATCTGACGCTGCTGCTCCCCGCTCAACTGACCGCCGAGGTTGTACTCAGCGATACCGCCCTGCAACGCTGCATTACGAGCCTGTTGCGAACCTGCTGAACCAGCTAGGCCATAGTCATCGCCTTGTCCGGCAAGGCCAATACCGGCAGATCGAACAAGTCTGGAAAGCTCTGTCTCAGCAGATGCTCCTTGACCGTCTCCGGCCTGACCAAGAGCGGTAAGGTTGGCGAGTTGAGAAAGAACAGTCGGCCCTCCCTGACCACCTCGACTTTCCAGAGATTGCCCGATAGCCGCATCTCGGAGACGCTGGCTGCGGTCGCTATCGGATACGTTTGATCGATCTCCGTAGTCTTCGAGAAGGCCAGAAGCAAGCCTTCTACGGCCCTTAAAACCGTCAGGGTCTTGACGCTCCAATGCTTCTAAGGCCACCTGCTGGAATTGAGGAGCGTACTCTTGAGCAATGCTTAACTGGTTCGCCGCTTCAAGCTTTGCCGTATCTCCGCGAAGCTTGGTTTGAAGACGCGAAAGGTCAATGTCACCTTTGCCGGTGAAGTCGGCAGTGATCATGTCCTCCTTAGCAACGACTGGGCGATTGCCTTTCGGCTTTAACCCTCGCAATAAATCCGGCGAGTCATTACTGCCTGTACCCGTTAAAGCGGTCTGATAGAGCGCATCTTGAGCATCCCATTCCCGCTGAGCTTTTAATGTTTCGTTGTAACGCTTCTCTGCTCCGGGGGCAGCGTACTCCACTTTTTGACCTGCGCGAGTGGCGTAGTCTATGAGTCGGCGAGTAGGCAGCGTCTCGACGTCCGCGTAGATGCCCTCTCGATTAGCGGCTGCGTAGTCTGGTGGTGCTGGTGCTTCTGGTGAACTTTTACCCATAACCTAGTCTCCTTCCAAGTTGATCTACACTCACTGTTATTTCCCTAGAACTGTATTTATCCCTAGCCCAACAAACAAACTTTCGGCTAGAGAATCCTGCATTCCACAAAACAGGGTACATAGCTCGGATGAATTTCTTCTCCTTGCTAACACAAAGCTCTATGTAGCACAACTCGCCATCTGTGTCAGCATATTCCGAATCCCTAACATCCTTTACAGAATCAACAAAACGGAACAGCGCAACCCCCGCAACTTTTCCGTCAGCGAAGACTCCAATCAGCCTGCCGTTATCGGCAAACCACTGAACCCACCGGAGAAGCCCCTCTCTGCTCCAAGTTTTGCATCCCTTCCATTTACGCTTAATCAGCGCAGCGGCTTGAATCGTGGACTTGGGGTAATGTTTTCTCATCGCTCAGGCCGGATGGTGTCCGCAAAGGCAGATGCCTTCACGCTATGCAATGAGAGACGCCCGGACTCGGCTCGAACAACAAACTGAATCTCAGAGAACCGTCCTTTGGATTGCAGGTTGAAAGACTTCCTGAACAATCCAGTCGTAGAAGGAATCGTTGTGGCACTGAAAAACGGTTCGATGAACTCAGATGAAGCGCAATCGCCAAGCTCTGTTAGCAATGTCCCGAACGAGTCTTCACTGATGAGGCAACTAGATAGCGGGGCTAAGTTGACAAGGTGCGAGAAGTTAACAAGCTGGTTTTCAAGGAATGGGTTATCCAAATCAAACTCCACTTGATAACCAAACTTGTCTCCGTACTTCTCGCCGAAATTGTAGGATCGCGTGGCCACCTGTGAAGCGTAAAGAACGCCTTGGTCAAGGTAGTAAGACTCGTTAGCCTCATCGTCATCTATGTAGTCAAGCCAAGTGAATAACTTGCCATCCTCATCCCCGAACATCATCCGAATCTTACCTCCAAAAGCAGTTGTCGTGTAGGCTCTGGGCTTCCAGCCGTCCCACTTACCGCTCCACGCCTTCACAAGCGTGTTGAAGACAAGCGTTGAATCAATAGCACTGGTAGTTGTCGGGTAGCTCAGGAAGTATCTGTTGCGGTAGTAGGTTGCCGAGCATCTGGAATAAAAGTCTTTGTTGATGGACTCTATCTCGTCGTGTACGGGGGCGGATATTGGAAGCGAAATGCCAGTCTGCGCTCCGCTTTCGATTGTGGACAGGCTCTGCACACCCTCGCGTGATAGGAAGAACACGTCGCTGCCAACTTGCTGGACGCTCTTGTGAGCAACGCAACCAACGCGGTTACTGATAAGCTTAACCTCCCAGTCAGCCACTTCCATTGACGGGTTCGCATCAATCACCCAGACGCTGCGCTCCTTGAACACCAAAAGCCTAAACCCGTGCCAAGGGAATAGCGCAGTGATAGGATCGCCGTCACCACCACCAACCCTGATGCTGTTGGAAATCAAATCCCAAGATTCTCCATCGAGAATGTCCGACACATATACCGTGTCCAAGTCGGACGCCACACTGCTCGAAGCAATTAGCCGGTTTGTGTGGGAGATGAGCAGCTTAGGCTGGGAGGGCTGATGGCTTATCCGAGCGTCAGCAGTCGCCAACACTCCCCCATGCGGGGGTGCAGCGATTGTCAGAATCGTTCCGTTCGTGTAGGCGGTGCCTTGCGCCGTTACGGTAATCCCAACCACAACACCGTTAGGCCCAAGGATAGCAGTGAACGTCGCACCAGAACCACCACCAGCAGCCGTAACCGCTGGAGCAGATGTGTAGGCTGACCCTCCGTTAGTAACCTCAACGCTAGTGATGCGTCCTGCCGAGATAGAAGTGTGCGTGGACGAAGCAGTGATGTACTGGAGAGTTCCGCTACCGTCGCAGAAGTAAAGCCGATCTGTTAACTGTGCAAAGTAAACATTGTTGCCTGAGTAATTGGCGCCTGTAATGGCTGCGGTTGCAGCGGTTTCACTTGAGAACTTGATTGTATTGCTGCCGTCAGCTACGGCTATGTATTCTCCAGCAGAACTGTCGAAGTAGAATATGTCTCGAATGGGAGCAGTAAAAGTATCAGACCAGTGCTGCGAAGTTGAGTTCCATAGCGAACTGACATCTTCCCAAGCGTAATCAACAACATCGCCAACCAACTGCGCTGCTCCACGGCGGGTAACGATGCCGCCAAAGACATCGTAATCCATGTTGAGAGCTTCAAAGTAGCCGTTCTCTGGAACCGCATTAGACCGAGAAAAGCTGTTCTGTCCTCCCACAAAAGAAAGATTCCCGTCAAGAATCAACGGGTCATCCATCCCATTATTGTCTAGTGAAGGCATTAGAAAATGTCGGAGACACTGTACTCGTCGTTAATGTATGGCACGATGCGCGTGATAGACTGCTGCTGTCCTTTCTCCAAGTCTTTCATTATCTGGATGTGCGCTGCGGCCTCAGTGAACTTGACCTGAGACTTGGCAAACTGACGAGAACGCTCGTACATATCGCCCTCTGCAAATGCTAGTAAAGCGTTGTCAATGCCGCGAAGAACCGGCGAGTCAGTATCGCCCATCGTTTCAAGCTTCAGCTTGCCAAGGGCAAATAGAGTGCCTGCTGTGGATGTGGCGGGGACTAGCTTGATTCGGCATTTGCCAGTCGCGTTTTTCGGCAGATTAACAAAGTTCGATGGGAACGAACGGCGACCAGAGGTGTTCTCAAACATTCCGGGGTCAACCTGAAAGAACGTAGCCCAATCCGAGTTGATGGTTTCCGAGCCGCTTTCCTCACCAGTAGGAATGAACTTAGCAGCAACGATAAAGTCCATCTTCGCTCCAACAGTGGTGGTAGCGGTTGGAAAGTAAAACACTTGCGGATCTTCTGAAAGCGTCACATCGGCAGTGTTTATCAAAACAGGCTGCGATATGGTTCCAAGCGATTCATTCCAAACAGCCGAGTCCCAAATCATCTGGTGGCGACGATTGATGAAGCTCTTGCAGAGAGTGACTGACGGAGCTTCTGTGTCCATCATCTTCTCGCAAACAAAATCTGCTAGTTCGCTGAGTGTCATAATGTGCTTATCGGACAACCATAACAGTCACCCTGCTGGCATTAAAGTATGTTCCAGCATCTTCGACTACAGTAATTTGAAAAGAGCCGGAAGTCGGGGTTGAGCCGTGGGCAATGGAGACTGCCATTCCGTCGCCGGTTGCACTTTCCTCAATAGCCATTCCGGACATACAATAAAACGCATCCGGCATTGCCGTTGTGAAGGTAATTGTGTATTTACCTGTGCCCGTTCTTACAACACTTGCAACATTCCCAAAGCCGTCGCGGGTGAGCGTAAGTGGGTCTGAGCCTGCGGTTGAGCCGTTGAAGCTAACCCAAGCTCTACAGGCATACACCGGCGCACTGCCGCTCGCGCTGAATTGAGTCAACGTGCTTGCAGCGGTTGCGGAAGATTCCCATGCAGAGCCAGTGTAGTATTCTAGTGCGGCAAGCGTTGTATTGTATCGGGAGTTCCCGCTGGCCGGAGAAGCCGGTCTTTCCACTGTGGTTCCCACTGGAAGGTCAAGGTAGCCAGTAGATGAGTTGGCTTGGTCGCTGACGCTGGTAATTGTCCCGCCACCAGACGTCGTGATTGAGACGTTGGCAGACCCGTCGAAGTTGACATTGCCAGTCACCACGCCTGTCAGGGCAATGTTTCTAGTTGTAGCAAGAGCCGTCGCAGTAGCGGAGTTGCCAGTGCAGGAACCAGACGACCCAGTAGCATTCCCCGTAACATTCCCTGTTACAGCCCCAGTATGCACCCCAGCCGTATCACCCGTCACGTTCCCAACGACAGCTCCAGTATGCACCCCAGTCGTATTGCCAGTCAAAGCCCCAGTTATAGTTCCCGTCGCATTAATTGCGCCATTCACGTCTAAGGCTACAGTTGGAGACTGTACACCAATGCCGACGCTTCCCGTCATGTAAGCCTGACCTTGTAAATAAAAATTAGCAGCACTAAGGTTCCAATTTGTGTCAGTAAATCCAAAATGACCTTTTGTAGATGATACCGATGTAAACGCACCAGTAGTAGGTGTAGTTGCGCCCACTGTGCCGTTCACAGCCCCTGTGTGAGTTCCTGCCGTGTTACCCGTCACAGCACCAGTCAAAGCTCCCACAACGCCGCCAGTGGCTGTTAGAACGCCAGTAACGCCTAGCGTAGTGCTGACAGTCGCAGCACCAGTGACAGTCACGGCACCAGTAATGGTTGCGCCAGCGTTTAAGGTGGACAGGCCGGTCACAGTGATTGCCCCTCCAACAACGGCAGCACCTGTGGACTCAAATGTTCCCTGAGACTTGATTCCGGTTGTGGCAAGCTGAAGAGCGGAGTCGGTTCCGTTACCAGCCTCAACGGTCTTAAACACCGTGTTAAGCGGTGAAGTCTCAATCTTAAGCAAGATCGGATACGTTGATGCTACTGTTTGTCCTGTTAGGCTTGCCATAGGTCTTAAATGTTAAGTGACTGTTTCCTGTCTGCAATCAACCTGCGATGGTCTGAGTCCGTCGCTTTGCTTAACTCCTCTTTCAATAGCGCAACGGCATCCTCTTTACCATCAGATTTCATTCTTTCTTTTGCTGACTCCACGGCGACTACGACGGAGTCGAACGATTTCCTGCTAACCAATCCAATCCACGACGCGAGGCTCGGCACAGTGTTGACAACCCAGCCAACAACTTGTCCTCCAATCGGAATAAGAATCGGGAAAGCGACGACCAGAGCGATGACACCGCCGAAGCCAAGAAACGAATAGATGCGTGTCCACCAGCTTTTATTGCGTTCAAGCTCGTACTTAGCACCGTACTCAATGAGCCGATTCTCCAACTCTTCGACTCGACCTTCGATGACTCTTCGTTCTGATAAGAGGGCTGATATTTCGGAGTCCGCTTCGCCAAGGGCTTTTTGGCTTTGCGCCCTTTGCTTTTCGTTTTCGGAGAGGAGTCCAGCGACGATTGCTTCGTATTCGATTGTGTCTTCATAGTCAGGTTTCGGCAGTAGTGCTTTCGTCTTTTCGTTGAACGTCTGCGCGACCACAACCGCACGGTTTGTCTGAGGAGCAGCCTTGAGTGCAAGCCCCGTCGCAAAGGCATTCGCCGACGCCTTGAGCGCGACCTTCTCCTCCACCTTCACCAGCTCCACCACCTTCTGCGCCCGTTGTGGGCCAGTCGAAGTGCAACCGCACACCAACAAAACCGCTAGTTGAATCAGGCATCTCATTTCCAGAGTTTAGCTGCCACTGCTGCGACTGCACCTGCAACTGCTCCCATAGCTCCTGCCGCTCCCGCTGAACGCCAAGAGGTTTCTTCGAGCTTCGTAATTCGTTCATCGTGCTTTTCAGCGGTAGCTAAGGCGCGGTCGAGCTTATCGCAGTTGGCAATCTGCCGCTCCTCAATTCGCGCAACCATCACTTCAAGTTTATCGATCATAAAAACTATTAAAAGAGAACCAGTGCGCCACCCACAATCGTCCACAGCGCGTCTGCCTTCTCGCCATGACCCGTCTTGCTGTACACGTCATAGACCTCTTTGCCAATAGCAACGACTGCGACAACCAGTAATGCGTACGGGCCGATAGCCCAGTTCAATGAGGCGCAGATGAACGCGCCATAGATGGCGTGGTTGGCTTTGTCTTGCGGTAGTTGCGGTAGGTTCATAGGTTAGATTTCTCCCAAGATAAGGAACCCTCGTTCCACTCATACTTCTCGCCATCATCCGGCATCTCGGATGGAGCGGCCCACAGGCAAGACTCTTCCGACAGAGCCCAGCTAGGGTAAGGTTGTGGAGGGATGAAGGCGTCTCGCATGGCGTCGTATGCGTAGCCAATGCCAGCGTAGTTCTTGCGGAGCGGACGGCCTTCGGGATGAACGCCGCCCAAGGTGTTGTAGGATGTCTGAACCCACTCCGAAGGGTCGCTCCAATGACCGGCACTGAGCGTCTCTGCGTCAATTCGGATGACGTTATCCACAATCCCGTCCTTTATGTGCGCGAAGTTTGGCATTGCTAGAAAGTAATAGTTCCCGACGATGTCCAGTGGTAAACCCTGTACCCGCCCGCCACAGTGATGGTTGGAGAGCCAGTGGTTGATGCAGCCGCAGAAAACGTGTCAGCATACCGGACAGCGACTATACCAGAGCCGCCATTCCCGCCAGCGTAAAAAGTTGATAAATTGGCACCACCGCCGCCGCCACCTCCGCCGCCGGTATTTGCCGTCCCGGAGCTTCCGGCTACAGCAGCCCCGCCACCAGCCCCCCCACCACCAACACCCCCAGCACTTCCATTTACCCCACCGCCGCCCCCCGCATAGCCACCACCACCGCCACCGCCCGCATAAGTAACAGAAGAACCGGAAATAGAACTTGATGTTCCCGCACCGCCAGCCCCGCCTGTGGCTGGGAACAATCCAGAACCCGTACTAGTGCCATTCCCACCTACTGCGCTTGCTCCGCCGCCGCCGCCAGCCGAATCAAAAGTGCCGGAACCACCGTTGTTACCTTGGCCTGATATACCTGTGCCAAATGTGGAGTATGTACCATAGCCCTTGCCTCCACCAGAGCCACCATTAGCAGCAGCACTGCTATGCGAAACCCCGCGTCCGCCACCGGTTGATGTTACGCTAGAAAAAACAGAATTACTGCCACTTGTCCCGTTTGCTCCCGCAGTGGTTCCTCCCGCTCCAGCAGCTCCAATCGTCACCGTGTACGGCGTTCCGGCTGTGACAGAAAGCCCAGATGCAGTGAGATAACCACCCGCACCTCCGCCACCTCCGCCGCCGTATCCACCACCGCCGGTGGCTGACCCACCGCCGCCTCCCGCAACTACTAGGTATTCCACTAGGGATACAATAGAGTCGCTCCCGCCTTGCCCTAGAAATGTTAGCAAAATGCCACTCACGCCAGATTTCCTGTAACAACAGCCGTGGTTGCGTTCACGAAAAACAACGTCGCCATCCCTCGCGTCGTGATGCTGAATCCCGTGGATGAGATGTTGGTGTTCGTTCCACCTTTGTAAACCGTCGTGATCGCCGAGCAGGTGCAAGCTATGGTTGCAGCCGTGTTGTTAATCATACTCACCACATCGCCCGTAGCGAAAACCGAGGCGGGGACAACGACTAATCCGCCCGTCCCAAGCTCTACAAACTTGCCAACATCACCGTCGACAAGGCTGTAGGAAGCGGTCTTCGCAGAGCCAGTCTGAGGAATGTTCAGGTAGCCGATGTTTAGCCCGTTGATTTTAGCCGTGCCAACTACGTCTAGGGTTGCTGCCGGACTCGTTGTCCCGATGCCGACGTAGCCGCCCGTCCCGATTGTTATTCTCGGAGCACGGATATTTGGATATTGTGTTGTATAAAACTCAAGATTTTGCCAATCATATGCTTGCCCTGCTTGTACGTATGCTCTCATTCCACTTCCATAAGCAGTAGTACCGAGAGCCAAATCAAGATATGAGCCGTTGGTAGCATTTGTTGCGTCGGTTGTAAGTAATTGTATTTTACTTGTGCCACCAGTAGAACTGACTTGTAATTTTTCAGCTGGTGCCGTCTCCCCGATGCCGACGGAGCCGCTGCTCGTTGCAAGGTTAGCTCCTGTAGTAGACGACAGCGACGTAAACGCACCAGTCGCAGGTGTCGTTGCGCCAACCGTGCCGTTGATGTTGATGCTCGCTGTGCCGGTAAGATTCGTGACTGTGCCGCTTGAGGGTGTGCCAAGTGCGCCGCCGCTGACCAAATTCCCGCTTGCCGTGCCAGTGAGGGCTGCTGTAATGGTTCCGGCAGTAAAGTTTCCAGACGCATCACGCGCAACAATTGCGCTAGCAGTATTCAGGTTCGTCGCGGTAGTCGCAGAGTTGCTAATCGTGCCGCCAGTGATTGCAACAGCCGAAGCAGCCTGCGTAGCCATCGTGCCAAGGCTAAGGTTGGTTCTGGCAGTTGTAGAGTTAGTAAGGTCGCCAAGGTTGTTAGCAGCAGTAAGCTGAAGATTGTTACTGACATTCCCTAGTCCAACATCAGAAGGGACGATAGCTAGGTTAGTCTTAGCGGTTGTGGCGTTGTTGAGGTCACTAAGGTTATTCGCGGCGGTAAGCTGAAGGTTGTTACTGACGTTACCTAACCCGACATCAGATGGGATAATCGCTAGGTTAGTCTTAGCAGTCGTAGCGTTGTTGAGGTCACTAAGGTTATTTGCAGCAGTAAGTTGTAGGTTGTTACTAACATTGCCTAACCCAACGTCAGATGGGATAATCGCTAGGTTAGCCTTAGCAGTCGTAGCGTTGTTGAGGTCACTAAGGTTGTTTGCTGCGGTAAGCTGAAGATTGTTGCTGACGTTACCTAGTCCAACGTCAGATGGGATAATCGCTAGGTTAGCCTTAGCAGTCGTAGCGTTGTTGAGGTCAGACAGATTGTTAGCTGCCAACAAATCTCCACCACCAGAGATAGCTACCCACGTACTGTCGCCTCGAAGGAAGTTGCCGCTAGATGCCGTGCCGGATCCGAGTCGCGCAGTTGCAACTGTTCCAGAAACAATGTCTGCCGCTGCGTGTGTGTGGGAGGCCGCTGCGCCAGCAGTCGTCATCGTTGTCGCATCGCCGAACATCAAAGTCGTGACTTTTGCCGTGCCAACTACGTCTAGCTTTTGAGAAGGAGTAGGCGTTCCAATGCCCATGTTGCCGCTAGGTAATATAGTTGCTAGAGTATTCGCATTTATCGCGAAATTTATCGGGATTGCTGGAGTAGCTCCAAACATTGCTTGAGCACTGGAAGCGTTTATGTACCCTATAGATGTCCCATCAGTTGCGGCAATCTGACTTGACCCATCCGTCACTGTTAGTTTGTATGTTGGACTAGCTGTTCCAATGCCAACTCTTCCGCTAGGTAATATGGTTGCTAGGTTAGTCGCATTTATCGCAAAATTAATCGGGATTGCTGGAGTAGCTCCAAACTGTACTTGAGCACTGGAAGCGTTTATGTATCCTATAGATGTCCCATCAGTTGCGGCAATCTGACTCGACCCGTCCGTCACTGTAAGTTTGTAGGTCGGACTAGGTGTTGATATACCAACATTACCGCTGCTCGTTGCAAGGTTTGCGCCTCCAGTAGATGACACCGATGTAAACGCACCAGCCGCAGGAGTCGTAGCTCCAACCGTGCCGTTAATGTTAATTGAAGCAGTGCCAGATGCGTTAGTCAGGACAACAGCCGAAGGTGTGCCGAGGTTCGGCGTGGTCAGCACTGGGCTTATGGCAAACACACTTGCGCCAGACCCAGTCTCGTCTGAGAGCGCAGTCGCCAGTTGCGCCGAGGTAAAACTGCCCAGCGCAGCAGCGTTACCAGAGGATGTCACATGACCCGTTAGGTTGGCGTTGGTAATTACTGTAGCGGCATTGCCTACGCTCGTCACACCACCAGTAAGATTCGCATTCGTGATAACCGTTGCTGCGTTACCCACGCTCGTCACACCGCCTGTGAGATTCGCATTAGTAATTACAGTTGCTGCATTGCCTACACTAGTCACACCGCCAGTTAAGTTTGCATTCGTGATTACAGTTGCAGCATTGCCAACGCTAGTCACACCGCCTGTGAGGTTAGCGTTGGTAATTACGGTTGCTGCGTTGCCGATGCTAGTGACTCCACCCGTAAGATTCGCGTTGGTCGTGACCGTGGCGGCATTGCCAGTAATGTTCGTCTGATCGCCCGTATTAGCTCCTGACACCGTTGTAGTGCCAGTGACAGCTAGGGTAGGAGTTGACGAGCCGGAAAGGACTACGGCATTAACTGAGGTAGGAGTAATTGCGCCTAGTGAAACTGTGATTGCAGGAGTTGTAGTCGCGTTGGCAACAGACCCAGAAACACCAGCAGCAGTCGTTACGCTGACGCTTGTAACTGTGCCGGAAGGATTAGCTGCCCACGTTGAATCTCCCCGAAGAAAAGTAGTCGCATCAGCAGTGCCTGAGCCAAGTCGAGCAGGTGCCATCGTGCCAGACGTGATGTCGCTGGTGGCGTGAGTGTGGACAGCCGTAGCAAAGTCTCCCGTGTTGTTAGTTGCTGCTGTGCCAAGTCCAAGATTGGTTCTGGCTCCAGCGGCTGTAGATGCGCCAGTACCACCATCAGCAATCGCTAAGTCAGTGATGCCAGTAATGCTGCCGCCAGTAGCAGTGATAGTAGTGAATGCACCGCTGGAAGGAGTCACTGAGCCAATCGGACTCGGAGCAGAAAGAAGCTCTCCAGCCGTAATCTTCTTTGTGGTGCCGCTCGCCGCTTGAGTTGTGTCGCTTACGTCAACTGTTACGAGCAAGTCGCCAGCAGCGATTGTGGTGAGTGCTGTTAGTGCGGAAATTTTCTTGTCAGCCATAAAAAAAGGTTACCAGCCCCATGCGGTTTTAATTTGTTTCTTGGAATACTTGCTAGAGAACCGGCTACCACTTTCGCACTCACGCTTGTAGTAGCCTTCTTTGACTTTCTCGCTCATCCCTTGTTCCTTGACGGATCCAGTCGAGAAGCTACCTATGCTCATCAAACGCTTCCAACCCTTAGGGATGGCAGTTTTGCCGCTCTCGACAATCTCTACAATCCCGCCATTAGGCATTTCATATTCGCGGATTGGCATAGATTATTTTGTCGATTTGCTTCCGCTGCAATGCCACTTTTTGCGGGACAGATTGTTTGGAGAGTTAGGGTCGCTTTTCCAGTCGCCCTTGATTTTAGCTGAACGAGCGCAGTAAGCGTCACCTTTAGCTGTCCCCGGCCTGATTCTGTCTCCACCGTCTTTTGCTGCACCGGCCTGACCGTACTTGACAGTTTTAGTCCGACCCGTCTCAGGGTTTTTAACTATTTTAGTAAATCGCTTTTCCATAGCTCAATAAGCAGCAGCATCTTCATCTTCCTGCATAGCTGAATTAAGAAGAGCGTCTCTCTCAGACATTGCGTCATCAACCAGAGATTCTCCGTTCACAGAAGTAATCTCAATCTCAGCCGTGTCTCCGTCTATGGAAGACACGATTCCTTCAACCTCACTGAGCGTGATTGAATCGCCAGCAGCAGGGCTACCCGACTCTCCGGACTCATCGAAACCAGCTAGAGCAGAAACGGGTACCTTGATTGGCATAGGCTATTACTCCATGTAACCAGCTTCTTCGTCAACCTTCTTCGCCATATCCATCATCTCTTCGCGGTCACCGCCTTCTTTATCCATGTACTCAGCTTCCTCTCCATTTACGGATTGAATTTCGACATGAGCCATATTCCCCTTGATGGAATCGACACGTCCCATGACGTTCTCGAGCTGGATGCTGTCACCGACTTCTGGAGCCATAGACTCTCCGCCTTCGCTAGAGCCAGACAATGCTGAAACGGGAATCATAATCATACAAGGACACGCTTTCTTCTTGGAAGTTTTGTCACCGCCCATACGGGCGGGGCCACCTGCCCCGCCCGTGACGATAACTACTGTTACACCTTTATCGTGCATAACTAGCTCGCTAGCTATTAGGCCGCGTAGCCAGACTTGCTGCGGAACACGATGTAATACGTCGGGTTCAGGCGCAGAGCCGTCCAGTAGGACTTAAAGCCCACAGTGACGGTCTGGTTGAGCGGATCGGACTTGTCAGCCGAGTCCGTGATGATGACCTTAGGCGACATCGGGCTGTCACCAGTGAGCATCGGGACGCCGTACGCATCGCCGCCAAGGAACAGGCTGGTGTAGATGTCCGCACCAGCAGCGAGGTTGTTCGTGCCGGCAACAGAGTACACATAGCGGTCAGCAGCGGTGGCAGAACCAACGCTGATGAACGGGTTCGTGGTTTCGACGAAGCGCACGCCGTAGATAGAACCAATTTCGCCCTTGTACAGAGCGGAAGGGTTGCTGTTCTTCGCAGCGTCGAGCCAGTCGGTATCGCGCTGGAGATCGCGGGACACTTGAGGAGCGATAACGCCAACATACGAGCCGCTGATTTCAGGAGCGCGATTGATTTTCAGGTTCGTGACCGCATCCAGCACATCCGCAACGCTCATCTTCGAGGTCGCAGTTGTATCGCTGTTGAGTGCCGAGTAGCTGGCCGCGCCGTTAGCAAAACGCTCGGACAGCGTGTCGCTGTTGTCGAGCGGAGTGTTTTCGACCGCAGTGCCGCCGACGTTGGAGCCGACAAGGATGTTGCGGGTGATGGTATCGAAGTGCAGAGCGGCATCTTCGCCGGTGGACTTTGAAGCCTGCTCCATCGCGTTGAACAAGCCAGACGCAGTAAGGATATCGGTAAGACCGATGACCTGACCGTACTGGGAGAGGCTCTTCGTGATGCTGGTGAGCGAGAGGGCGCGATAGTTAGCCGCCGTAATCGCAGTGCCTTCCGTCAAGGCCGCAATACCGGAGGTGCTAGGCACACCGAAACGGAACATCGTGATGCTCTTGTTACCGGCCTGCTTAGGAAGCGCAGCTTTCTTAGCAAACTGGTCGAGGACGAGGGCTTGAGTCGCGTACTTGAGCAATTCCTTGCTGAAATAAGCTTGGTACTGACCGCTGAGTGTAGAACTAGTCGTGACTGCCATAATGTTTTATCTCCAAGTTGAGGCTACGTCAGCGAGCGTACCTGTCAAACTCTTCCGCAGAGGATATGAGTCGTTTCCGTTGCTCATCTTGAGACAACTTGTCAAACGACTTCTCACCCTGCAAAGGTTCGGAAGCAACCCCGCCGCCAATAGCCAGTTTTTTCTCGTATTTTGCTAACTCCGCACGGAGCTTCGCGTTTTCTGTTTGAGTCGCTTCTTGACCTCGGCCTTTATTGCTAATAGCTACGGCTTCGTAGGCGTAATTGAGTCCATTCGGATCCCTAGTTAAGAGGGGATACCTTGTTAGCAGGTTAAGAACCTGCTGGTATGTATCGCTCGACTCGTTCTTCAAGTCTGGGTCTTTTTCAGCTAGTTGAGTATAGCTGTTCAGCCATTGCTGGTTAAACTGCTGCGTCTCATGCTGCTGCCTGCTTTCAATTTCTAACGATTTCAGCTTTCCAGCCTTGTCGCGAGCCATCTTAGCAAGCTCATCGTCCCCATCGTTGTCAAAACGCTTCGCTGCGTCCTCGTAATCCCTGACCGTGTGACCCTTCTCGTCTCTAAACTCGGAATTAGGCTGCGCTTTAGTTTTAGTGAACTCATCCCTCTCGTTCTTGAGTCGGGACTGCTCAGAGCTAAACGCTTCGCGCTCCTTTTTCAACGCCTCTTTATCAGCGTTGAGTTCGTTCCAAGTCTTTGACTTGCGCTCTTCGTTCGCCGCCCATTTGCTTTTAGGCTTTGATTCCTTTGGCGACTCACCTTCTTTTACTTCACTGACAGAAGAACTCTCAGTCTCCTTCTCAGGTTGAGCATCTGGCTTTGAAGGTTTGTCATCGGATGCCTCCGAGACTTTCTCTTCTGATTTAGATACCTTTTCGGCACTAAACTCACCAGTTGCGTCGTGCGCCTCGGCGTCAGCCAAGAGCGATTCCCGTGTCGGATCTGCTTGTTCTTCCATTTTTACTATGTGCTAATCTCGTCCGCAGGTCGCACACCCTGCGTCCGTCAACTTGGGACTCTTTACTCACTTGGCCGTCGAGTCCCGACCTCGACCTAGTGAAATTATTCGGCTTCGCTGTCTGAAACCTCAGTTAGAGATTCGATAAACGATACGCAGCCTCGAAAACCATTAGCATAACCAACTTGTCTGTCAACCCTATTTTCATTTACGAGCGCAGAAGCTTGCTGGCGGATGACTCCGTTCAGCAGTGTTGCTTTCAATCGCGCACCCGCTTTGCTTTTAAGAAACAACTTGAGAGCAATGGCATCTTCATTATCCCATTGAGGGCAATCGATCCAAGCTTGATACTTGGCAAACTGCCACATTGCTTTTAGATGACGAATCATACTCGTTACTACTCCACAACTTCACCAAAGATGGAATTGTTTCTTCCTTGAGAATATTTGGGGCGTGCTTCCGCCATTTGTGCCTGAGCCCTAGCAAGAGCTTCCGCTTCTCCTCCACCGGGCAGCATCGGGCCATAAGCAGGCATCTGACCGATCTGCGGCATTGTTCGCCCTAGCATAGTTCCCATATTAAAAGAAGGTGCTCCTGCCTTGATCCTTGGTTCCGGTAGAACTTGATATGCTGGAGCTGTCTTAGGAGGTGGAGGAAGGCCGGGCGGCACAGCTCCACCCTGCTTCACGTTTCCTCGCCTGTTTACTGCAGTTGGAGGAAGACTAGGCGGCACAGCTCCACCTTGCTTTACGTTTCCTCGCCTGTTTGCTGGAGGAGGCGGAGGGCTAGGTTGCCTAGCTCCACCCTGTTTTAATGGAGGAGGCGTTACAGAATTTGGTGGCGTTGGTCTTTCAGGAGTCATATTTGTTGTTGTTGTAAGAACTGTTGAATCTGCTCTGGTGGAATACCCTGATTTAAGGCTTCTTGAATCATAGCATCTTGGGATGATCCGCCAACCCCTTCCTGCTGCGGCTGGGACTGAGCCTTCTGCGCTTGAGCAAAAAACCCTTCAATTTCTTTGCGAAGCTTGCGCGCCCCATTCATATCAATACTTTCCATACCCTTAAGAAGGCCTTCAATTCGTTCCATGATTCGCTGCACACCCTCTGGTGGAAGTTGGCGTCCTGTTCCCGATTCTTTCTGCACATACTGCATTAGCACACCAAGGCGAGTCTGGTAATCTTGTCCTTGCTGAACGCGAAGCGGAGATCCTATAAGCATAGCGGGAATACCGCGCATCTCGTCCTCGGACTGGTCTTGCATCTTCTCGTTCGGATCTTTAAACACGCGCTTGATGAGCGACGGGTCATCCAGTTCGAGGATGGACTTGTCGAGTTCCGCTTGGTCAATCCAAGGTGATTGAGCAAAGATTTGTTTCCGTTGAACAGCTTTCTGCATCAGGAACTGTTTGCTCACCTGATCAATGCCGCCCTTGGGTTCAAGGAAGTATTCGTCGTGCAAAGCTTCCGGGTCAATCTCCATCGAGTCTTGCAGATAACGGAACTGCAAAT